GTATCATTTGCATCAGACCTGAGGAACTGGGTAGAGTCAAGACTGTCCAACTTTTCAGAGTTAACCGCCGTACCAGTAGACGACAAATACGGATGGGTATGTGCTAAAGCAAACGCTGTTGCATGACTACCGTCCAACGTGTCCGCATCCAAACCAGAAGTCGCACCATCAACCGTCTTAATCTTAGTCAACACATCTGCAGCAGTATAATCACTAGAGTCCAACTTGGCGGCTAACGCATTGTCAACCTCAGTCTCAGTGTAATACGTGTCACCAAGATGAGCCAACTTGTAATCGATACTGTCAGTGACGGTAGAACCGTCTATACCAACCTTATCCTCCAACGCTTCAACAGCATCCTTAAGGTCGTTATGAAGATCGGCGTGACCATTAAGAGATGCCCCACCAGAAACAGTAGGGAAAGTATCTAAACCATTTTCAGGAAAAACAGAAGGCATATCAGTCCAAAGTCAAAGTCAGGCTGGTAATCTGGAACGTGTCGCCTACGGCGACCGTTGCAGAACCAGACAACGCACCATACCAAATTGCTGTACCACTTGTGTCAGCAGACCACAATGACCAGTGAGTTAACGTTTCAGCAGTAGAAACATTCGTCCACGTCACAGCGGCAGAAGAGGTGATGCTGTCACCGCTAGCGGCGTTCCACGAAATTGCTTGACGAGTGGACTCGCCAGCAACATTCTGGTCACATGCCTCAGTTGGATCACCAGTATGCAACTGGACATACGCACCAGTCACAGCAGGAGTTGTGCCAGCCACAACATCCAACAACACAGTTTCAAAAGCATTACTGATCGACATAATTAATCTCCTTGGTCACGACCCTTATAATATAGCGAACCCCGTTCTAAACGTTCCAAAGGGCGACGGCCTCTGGCCGGCGCACCGTCGCAACATGTATCTTTCATACCGCAAGCAGGACACCGCCAACGTGTAGCAGTTGGCGGATATTCCATTCCACAGTTAAAACATTCTATCACAATAGCAGTCCACAACCAGAGCACATCGGTACTACCTAGATGGCCTTTAGTTGACGGCTAGACTTTTCACGCTCAGCCATCTTACCAATCAGTTCGTCCAGTTCGCTGTCCGTTAGGTCAGCCATACCTTTGTTGCTAGACGATGAACTAGGTGCGGGGGTTAGACGGTGTGTGGCCTCTAGATACAGTTTGGCGGCACGCACGTCGCCATCTACACCTTTGTCGTACAATGCGTCTAGGATGCGTTGTGTGCGCTCTGGTGACCCCTGTAGTTCTTCTACCCGTCGATCCCATTCCTTAATGAAGTGTGGTTTCTTTTGCCAACGACGAACAGTCGTTGGATCAACACCTTGCTCTTCACAATACTTCTGTTGAGAACTGGGTGTACGCTCATGCGGTGGCATGAGCAACCAGTTCAAATAATGTTCCTGCCGTGAGTCAAGTAACTGTGCTTCAGCCATACTATTGTAGAATCGTTCTAAGTGTTTTACATTTTGTAAAATGTTGTAGAAAAGTTAGAACGCTGTGCTATAGTATATAGCAATAGCAATAGCAATAGCAGTCCACAGAAGCCGATAGGCGGATGTGGACATAGCAACTAGGGATAAGAATGCCAAAAGCCAAAAAGCCAGTAAAGAAGTCTGTCAAGAAGGTTCCTGCAGGATACCATCGGATGCCTGATGGAAGTCTGATGAAAGGCAAAAAGCATGGCAAATACTGATTCCAGACTCAAACGTGCTGGAGTCAGCGGCTACAACAAACCAAAACGAACACCAAACCACCCCACCAAATCACACGTAGTTGTAGCCAAAGAAGGCAACCAAATTAAAACCATTCGCTTCGGACAACAAGGCGTATCAGGCTCCCCCAAAAAAGCAGGCGAGTCCGCATCCTATGCGGCACGCCGCAAATCATTCAAAGCCCGCCACGCCAAAAACATTTCAAAAGGCAAAATGTCAGCCGCATACTGGGCTGACAAAGTAAAATGGTGAAATACGTGACATGGGTCACGGGACTCCTAACAGGAATCTGCCTAGGGTACGCCATAGCGACCACACAAGCAATCCACGAAAGATACCATTCAGGTATCCCAAAGTAAAATAAACGAGGCTCTCTGTCCCTCGTGCATTGGAATACTACACATGCGAACGGGTGCACCCCCCCATGCACCCCCCTAGGCACGGATTGCGCCTTATGCCTTGCGTGTAGAGGGGCGCGAAGCAATCGGCTCGCCAATTCAATGTCGGGCACCCCTCGAAATCGGTTGTGAACTGGCCTCGCCTCATGACGTACGGAAACTCACGCTGTTCTGCGCAGGGTTTCAGGGTTGCAATTCGTTGGAATGCCATTACCGTGATGAATGTCAATCGGGACAGCCAGTCTCGAATCTGACGGAGCGAGAAGCACGCCGAAAGGTACAGCCGCTCCCTTGCAAGTTGAGAGCGTGTTCTGGCACCAACGGCTTGCTTGACTTCCGCCCATCGCCACTATCTCGTGGAAAACACTGACGACCGATTTACACTCGGGGTGTCAGGGGGGGAAGGTGAATCTCACGGAGTGACGGAGTGGTGTGTCAATAATCACCAGAGGGCATCCGATCGAGTGACTAGGCTTAGAAAGGTGGGCGATAATGCTTACGTTTCGGCTACCTCGTCGGGGAGAGCAAGGTTTGACGGCCTCACGAAATCACCTACGGAGATTTATGGGTAAGGTTTAGCGTCGCTGGAGCGATAAACGGGGTTCGATTCCTCGTTGACGCACTGCCGCCACCAAGGGCGGCACACAAAAAGGAGAAATACACATGTCACGGAAGGATTACGAAGCGATCGCTTCGATCTTCAGGAATCGTCACGATGAAATCGTGGAGACATTCTACGTTAGGAACACCAAGCACTACCTTCACCTGAAAGGTGAGTTGGAGTTAGTCGCTCAGCGTATGGCTTGGACTTTTGCCGAAGGCAACGTCAAATTCGACACGAAGCGATTCATGGATGCTTGCTTCGACTTCAGTCGAACACATGAACTGGCAGACCAGTTGGTCTGATCCGATAGGCTAGGGCTGGTGCCTTCGGCAGGGTTCGATTCTCTGCCTAGCCACTGCCGCACTAAGGCGGCACGTACAAAGGAGAAACAACATGAGCACAAACACACGAATCAAGGGTGGCGCTGTGGCGGCTTTTGCCGTTGGCAAGACGGTGGAGATTTGGTATGCGGCACCTAACGGTGACTCTAGCGACTCAGTTATCCACCACCTTGTCTGTCATAATGACAGTCAAGCCGAGGCAGTTGCCGAGATGCACCGTAGCGTCTGGAATTTGACAGTCTGAGACTGTCAGGCTAGGATGGTCGTATCGGGGTTCGATTCCTCGACTAGCCACTCCTCACCATTGGTGAGGTACACCTACAACACCACAAACCTAGGAGGTTTGGAAATGAGATATGTCCACAACGTTGCCATCGTAGATGACAACATCCAATGTTTCGTTAGCGATTCACCAATAACCGATAGTTATTGGGTCGATTTCCACACTCTGCCGATGGCAGAATGTCGTCGTGCCAGCCGCAATCTAGAGATTGCGACAACTGCCACAACGACACGAGATCAAATCGCTGATTTGATTCGTCGTCACTTCGCTGGAGAGTTGACGGCTAACGATTACATCGTTAAGCCGAATCGTGCTCAGCGTCGTCGGGTTTCGACTTCAACAACACCAGCGCCGAAACCTTCGGTTTCGTCGTCACCGATGGATCTTGGGGTCATCTCCGATGTAATCAAGTCAACGGTGGCTGAGGCTATGGCATCGTTCCAACATCCTTTAGATGTTGACGCTGTGAACGCTCTGATTCACTCTGCCATCGAAGATGCCAGACTGCCAGTGTCGTACCAGTTCAACGTCGGCTCCAAGCCGACGGTGACAGTCAACGGAGCACACCACATGGTGCCATCTATCGTTCGATGGATGACTGCAGGGCTGAACGTCTGGCTCCACGGCGAGGCTGGCAATGGTAAATCTACCATTGCAGGTCATGTTGCTGAGGCTCTAGGTGCTGAACTCTTTGAGATCAGCCTCTCACCAGAGACTAGTGAAGTGAAACTTCGAGGCTACAACGACGCTCAAGGCCGTGAGGTTCTGTCGGCCATAGGCCGAGCAGTCAAGGCCATGCTAGAGGGCAAGACTGTCGTCTTGTTCTTGGATGAGATCAGCAACGCTAGGCCAGACCTAGCGACATGGCTTAACATGATGCTTGCCAACCGAAAGGTTGAACTGCCTAGCGGAACATACGAACTCACTGATGAGTTCTATGTTCTAGCGGCGGCCAACGACATCGGCCTTGGAGCCTCAGTCAAATACCCGAAGGGCAAGTTGCAG